TGAAGCCAGCTTGCTTGTAGTATCTTGTAAAAGTTTCTCTCGCCCTGTTGCCTTCACCGGCTGGAAACCTGACTCCGGTGTATTTTCCGGAGTGGTATTCGATGATGCTGGTGAGGATTGCTTCTTGGGAGCAGTCTGGGTAGAAGTACTCTTCTTCGACTTCCGGGAAGAGGGCTTGGAAGAGTTCGCGGACTCTTGGGTCCCCTTTCGGGTGCTTTCCGGCTCCGTCGAGCTTTCTGGCACAGGTGCCAAGGACTTGGACTGTGTCGGCCCCTGGTCCTGAATATTCGACGAACTCTCCGATTGTTTTCGGAGTTGGGAAGAGCTGATAGCTCGCTCTAGAGTCGAAATATTGGGCTTCTTTTCCACCGCAGCCTGCCCCGTCGGCGGTTTTTCGGCGGGGCTCTGAAAATCCGAAGGAGAATCCGAGCAGATTTCCTTAAGAAGCTGCTTAAGATCGAGAACTTTCTTCTTTTTCTTAGCCTCTTCCTCCTTTTCGGAAATTTCGTCAAGACCACGCTCCTCATCCGCACTGATACGAAGAGGAACAGCGCCGGGCGCCGCGTTCTTGTTAGACGCAAACCCGGAATAGTCTCCGGTACCAGCGGCGTATGATGCCTTGTCGAACCGTCGGTCTTTGGCTGCAGCTCCTTGACGGCCACCCTCGTCGAACAAACGATTGTGGCGAGTGGGGGTTTCGTTTACTTTGGCGCTAAGCACGTCAAAGAAATTATCATCCTCCAACATCTCATGCATTTCTTCCATAAGGATAAACGCATTTTCGTCTCGGATCCTGCCGGTGTGAATTCCGGCCAAGTGAAGCTTTCCATTGGTCGCCCTCCGAAAGAGGCCGCATCCACTCCACCCGTGCTTAGTGGACAAAACATGCCCAAACACGTAAGGATTATCCGTGGGCCTTGTTGTGGCCTTTCCGGTAGACCTGTAAAAGCCAAGTCCGTCGCCATCTGGCTGCCCATAGCCGACCGACTCGAGAACGTCGTTAGACACGAGCCAACTACTAGAAGTCCTAGAGCAAGAAACGGCTGGGACCAGAGTAGGGTAAGTAGGGCATGCGGCCTTCGACATCTTGCTTTGATCAATCTCAAAACAACAGAAATCCAAGTCTGAATCCTTTTGACAGGGTGCCTTGATCCTGGCCTCTGGAACTTCCACAAACCTCTGACCTGCACTTCCGTGACTGTTAGCGGCCGAGAAATGAGATGCGCACACGTACACGTGTGTAGCCGTAACAACGTACAGCCTCTCTTTTCCATGAAGGTCGGTAATCTTTACGATTGTACCTTGCCCGACGAAGGAATAGTGGTTAGTGGTCTTATCATTGAAATAAAACATAACCTGAGTCCGAAGAATGTCGTTATTGACCTTCTCAATCTTTTTCGCTGGGTTGGATGGAAATGCCATCTCCTTGCGGGACGTTCCATTGTCTGGATCGTTTAAGGTGTGAATCTTCCTTCCGCGAAGATAAACACTAACGACTTTCTTGCCGTCAACTTGTTCATATTTCGCGGTAAGCGGATCTTCGCATCCATTAATCTCAACTGGAGGGCGCCAAAACACCATAAGGTTATACGCCATCCAAGGGAGCTCGCGCATAGTAATTCCGACGTTATTCGAAAACCTCTTAGTACTTCCGAAAAGCCTAGCAGTACCCACCACAACCGTGCATACCACCACATAAGTGAAATAAAGCAGAGCTGTAATGACGACCAGGTTGAAAACGAAAATCACCGAGTTTTGCTGTTGCCAAACCAAAACCGGGAGATCGTAAAAGGCCAAAGAAAAGACGAACGTTATCAAGGACGGCGTGGCCTTCAAGGCATTCCAAGCGACTTTGAGCGCCGCCAACCAAGTAACCTGAACCATCTCCTTCTGCTGCAGCCAAATCCACCTGTTAAAGGTGTAAAGCCACCTATCGAGGTAAGTGCTCCAATCCGTATTCGTTTGATTGGAAAACTCATCCTTGGGAAGGTTGATTTCTGGGTTTGGAAAAGACTCGTGAAAGGGAAATTCCGTAGACTTGTGCTCCCTCCACTTTTGAATCTTGTCGTCGACGGTGATCACAAGCTTTGGCTTAGAATCCATGGTGGAATTCCCCGCGATCTTGAGAGGAATCTCGAGGTCTGAAAACCAGTCAGTGGACTGGTGTAGGGTCGGTGCAATCCTAACAAAGTTAGTGGATGCTCCAAGGGAGAGAACGGACATGAGAATGGCCAGGGTCAGATGGGCTTTAATAACCCTCTGGATCCAGGCCTCTCTAGCCCTAGAATACTCTCTCTTCTGCCTCGCAATGTTGCGAGTGATGGCACTACGAACTGAGCTAGTGACCATACCGTGCAGAACCTCCCCGGACTCAGAAACAATGGTTAACATCTTCCTGGGACCTCCGGGGAATCCGGGGTCGAGCAAAACCCCGGAATCTGGCCCGCCAGAAGGCGAGCCAGGAGGGGCGGAAGGGACCGCCCCGTCGACCCCCTCAAAAGGCGGGGCCGTTGGCTCCGGCAAGGGAACCAATGGGACGCTCGCTACCAAAGGCGCCCCGGGTGGGGCGGAGACGTTGGTCTCCACCCCGAATGCCGCTGTGAAAGCCGGCGAGCCGGACCTGTCAGAGTCCGGAACCGCTATACCCTGAAGGGACAAGCGGGAGAATGGTAGCATATCGGTTGCCAGCAGCGTGCTGGACCGATCGCCAGGCCCCATCTCAAGAGCCTGACTAGACGCCGGGGTCTCGGGGGGCTGTGCCCCCCG